TACCTGAAGCTAATGTTTTAAGTGCGGTACCATTACTGGATGTGTTATTGACTATTAAAGAAGCGTTGGATGAAGTTGCTCTAGTACTAGTAATAGTTATATAATTTGTAGCATCACCAGTTAGAGTTGTAACAGCCGTTAAGCTACCACCTAATGTAATATTATTAGATGCTAGCGCCAAACCGTTACTAGCTGTAATAGGAGATGTTGCAGCTTGGAAAGTAGGGGCAGCACCAGTTCCATTGGAAGTTAGTACATGCCCCGCAGTTCCCGTAGCCACAGTTGTTGGGTGCCCTGAAGCATCCCATGTTATGAGTTCGCCATCAACACCATCGGTAAGTTGATGAACCTTTATTCTTGTTGTGGCCATTTTATAATTTTATTAAACTCTCTTAACAATTTTTAATGTTTCATCAGAAGCTAAAACTGAAGCTAATACTAAAACACCTGTTCCGGAGTTAAGTGTATAATCTCTTGATGTAGTACCAGATCTGGATAACATAACACCATTACGATAAACATCTACCAAATCTAAATTAGAAGGTACTGTGAACGCAAACGCTGAACCATCAACATCTTTAACAACTGTACCACCATCTAAATCATAAGTATCAGTACCAGTACCATCAACATAACCTACAGTTTTAGTACCTCCAGAAGGAGCTTGCCATGTAGGTTTAGTACCAGCACCATTAGATGTCAATACGTGTCCTGATGTTCCAGCCGCAATACGAGTTTCTTCACCATTTGTATCTCTAGTTAAGATATCACCTACAGCAGGAGTACCAAAATCAAATCTAATCTTACCTGCAGTTGTATAAATAGCATAATGAGAACTGTTGGCTGTAATTTCTAAACCTCGATAATCTGCAGCAGCAGTAAGTGTTGGATTAATATAAATACCTCTGGTAATACCATTTGCACCACCTGTTTGATTAATAGTATCATTAACCCAAAGTGATTTGTAAGTACCTGTACCAGATGTTGGGGCAAAACCAGAAACAATCTGTTGCATAGCCCAATCTGCAGAGGTATGTGTTTTTGTAGCAGCAGCTTCAATACTTAAAGAATAACCATTATTTGAAGCTGAACCACCATACAATCTAACTCCACCTGATGTTCCAGCAGTTACAAACAATACGCCTGTACTTGAAAGACCATTGGAATCTAATGTTACAGGAGCACCACTACCGATTTGAACCGCACCACTATTAGATACTCTAAACACTTGTGTATCACCACTATTTAAGTGAGAATAACCAAACGCTGTATTGTCTGAGGTAGTACCTTTTGTTGTAAGTAAGTTGTTTGTAACTGGTGTTGCAGTACCAATACCTAATTTAGTACCATCAAAGTGAAATAAAGCTGTAGAGGTAAGAGTATTTGAACCAGAACCGTAAGCTACTTTATTTGCAGCAGCAGTACCTCCAATTGTACCTGAGGTTTGAATTTGAGTAAATGCGATTGCATCTGTACCTAAAGTTGTTACTTCAGAAACAGTAAACCATAAAGTACCTACATTAGATGTACCATCTTGTACAAGGACGTATATACCATCAATTTCTCCAGCAGTGTCCATCCAAGGTACACGGGTAAGTACAACAGATGAACCAATACCGCCTACGGTATATACACCATTATTAAATGTACCACCTGAACCACCTGTAACAGAATCTTTTACTAATACTGTATCACCATTAGCTAATGATGTAGAGTCGATAGTTAAAGTTGTACCACCTAAAGTAATTGTTGTTGCTGTTTGAGCTGTAGCTGTAAGAATACCTGTGGTAGCTACTCTAACAGAACCTGATTTTAAACCAGCTACATTATTAAGTACCCAACCAACAGTTGCAGCATCAGTAGCTGCTGAAGGTGTACCGTTAATAGTAATATTTGAAGAGAATACTTTTGCACCGGCAATTGTTTGGCCTGTAGATAAATCTACAAAGTTCTGAGTAGCAGAACCTGTACCACCATTAGCAATAGGAAGAACACCCGAAACGTGAGTTGTTAATCCGATTTTACCGTAAGATGGTGCTACACCAACTCCACCAGAAATAAGTGCATTACCTGTGGCTACATCTATCAATTTAGAAAGTACAGATGTAGTAGAAGCGTAAAGAATATCACCAACTGTATAACTGGAATTACCAGTACCACCATTGGCTTCATCTAAAACACCCGTTACTGCGTCAGTATCAGCTAAATCTAAAGCACCCCAAGCATAAGTTGAAGCACCAGTTACTCTAAGTACTTGACCTACTGTAGAAGAGTTGGCGATAGCTGTAACAGCACTTGTACCATTACCTTGCAATAGACCTGTTAAGGTTGTTGCCCCTGTACCACCATTACTTACAGGTAATGTACCAGATACATTACCTGAAGCTAATCCAACTGTACCTGCTGTTGCAAGTGTATTAAGAAAAGAATTTAATGTAATGCTTGTAATACCGGAACCTGCATCTGCTGCAGTCAAACCTGTACCTACAAAGTTTAACTTTGTATTTGTATTGGAGTTAGTAAATCCTGCTCCATCTTCTTGAACATCTGAATAACCTCCAGCTCCTGCTGAAGCATTTAATGTATTGGTTGTAGAATTATAAGATAAATTTGTACCAATAAATACAGGTAAAGTACCTGCCCCACCTGTTTCATAACCCCAAAGGTGATTGACACCGGATGATGGGGCTACATATGTTAGAATGTTAGAACTGTCTGTAGTTGCAACACTACCAGCCGTTGCTGAGTTTTCTAACTGTTTTAATTTTACTTTTGTTATTGCCATTGTTAAGTGTAATAAATAGCTGTGATTTTATCTGTAGCAACTAAAGCTGTTACCATTGTAATAACATTACCTACAATAGAATAATCGTCTATATCATCTTGATATATACCATTTCTATATAAAATAAATAATGATGAACCTAATGGAGTTGCACCTAATGTAACAGTTACTCCAGTTATACCTGTTTGTTTTTCTTTAATTGGAGAACCTGATGCCCAAGAACCACCACTATAAATAAGAAAGTCTCCATTTGTACCACCAGGTAAAGAACCTGACGTTGTTGTCCATGCTGGAATTGTTCCAGTAGAACCTAATACTTCAGATGGTCCACCAATTGGTAATACACCAACTGTACCATCTGCTTTTCTATAATAAATATCACCTGTATTAGTACCAGCTAATTCTAACCGAACATCGCCAGATGCTACCTTAAGTGCAGTATGACCTGGAGCATTAATTTCAATACCTGTATAATTAGTTGCTGCAGATAATGTAGGGTCTACATAAATAGATCTTATTGCTGAAGTACCACCTGTCTGATTTACAATAGTTTTAACATGTAAATCATAATAAGGATTAGATCCAGCTCCCATTGTAAACGAACCTTCAATTTGAGCATTAATACAAGTACCTATGTTAGTAGATCTTGTAGCAATAGATTTAAATGAAGGAGTATTACTAGCTGAGCCACCACCTTCGGCAGTAACAGTTTCATCTGAATAAAGTGTTAAATTACCACCAGATACATTAATTGGAAAGTCTCCACCAGTTGTTAAATTAATTGAATCAGGATGTAAATAAATTTCACCTAATGCACCAATTGTAACAGCTCCGTTATCAGCTACTTTAAACACATCTACACTAGTTGAATTCTGGTGAATAAAACCAAATGTAGATTGAGTGCCACCTACACCTTTAGATGTAAATTTAGCAGTAGAAGATCCTGGATTACCTAATGTTAAATATGTACCATCAAATCCTAGATCTGAATCATTACTTAAATTAGTAGTAGAAGTCCAGAAAGCAACTCTATTAGTAACACCTGTGCCAGTAATACCTGTTGCAGTTGAAGCTACAGTTAGAGTATTTGCAGTATCGTCATATGTTAGAGTAATACCTGTACCAGCTACTAATAGACCATTTACTCGATCATCTACAGCTTCTGAGAAATTAGAAACATTGGATGATACAATAGAAATTGGTGTATCTGTTGCAGATGTAATTCTACCTTTACCATTTACTGTAAATACTGGAATTGTACTGTTGGAACCATATGTCCCAGATGTAACACCTGAATTTGTAAGAACAGCGGTTATGATCGGAGTGGATGTAGGATTTGTTACAGTAAATGTTAAATCTGCTGAATTTGTTGCAGATACATTTGTAACTGTGCCAATTGCTGTTAAAGCATGATAACCTTTAACACCTGTAGCATCAGTACCATAATACTTACTATTTCCAGGTGAAGGAGAATCATTGCGTAATTCAATAGATGTACTACTAAAAACTAAAGATCCACCTAAATTAAGTTCTTGAACCTCACCTGTAGTAACAACTCTACCAAGAATCTTATTGGCATTAGTAGTTTTTAATTTATCATATATGCTTTGGGACAAATGGTAATATTGCCCACTTTGCCCTCCTTGCAGTCCAGTTAAATCGTTATGGGCAATAGAAGGTGTAGGTATTGAATCAACAACCCAATTTGTCCCATTAAAAATAATTATATCGTTTGTAGTAGCTCCAGTTGTAGATATCTGATCAACATCTAACGTACCACCTATATCTGAAAGATTTATATTACCAACGTTGAATGTCAACGTTGTATCAGATCCAAATACAGCATTTGTTCCATTTGTAATAGAAATAACAGTATTTGCAGATAAAAGATCTCCTTGTGTAATACTAGGTATCGTATCTAACTTAGATTCTAAAAACTGCAAAGCAGACTTTATATCCATGTTATCAGGAATTATTGTACCTGAAAACACACCTAATGTTGTATCGCCTGCTGGAACGCCTGTTAATGTTATTAGTGATTCCAGTTTAATTCTGTCGTCAGCAGTCATTACACCAGCTAGTGTATTGGATGCAAATGGTATTTCTGCATCTGTACCTGTACTAGATATAATTGTAACTGTAGTTGGAGTACGACTAAATGTTAAATCTGTATTAGATCCTGGAACTGACCCGGGATCAATTGTCCCATCATCAATTCTTGCTTGGATCCAGTCAGCTAAAACAATACCTTCATTGCCAGAACCACCCATTGCTCTTCTACCGGAATTTCCAGTAGTAGTGAAAAACTTTTTAACTACACTCAACGGGAGCGTGAGCTGTTTAAATTCTTCGTATTTTCCCATTGTGTAAATTTAATAGAAAAGGGGCTTTCTGCCATTATGACAAAAAACCCCTTTTTCAGAAAATATAAAATTAAGACAAGTAAACGCCGGCCGCAATAGCGTCACCGCCTACTTTAAAATCTGTACCAGTAGTACGAGCGTGTTCCAACCAAGCTGAAAGTGTAGCTTCTACACCAGCAACAGTAACTGCGGAAGCAGTACCAGTACCAGCATCATTGGAAGTGTTAAAAGGAATTGGTGTAGAACCAGCTCCCAAACGAGTTACAATGTTTGCTACATTTACAGTGAAACTTGACAATGGTTCACAACGGAACAACAGAGTTGCACGTTTTGGGCTACCAATATCCAAAGTCAATGTACTTTCAGTGTCAAAGTATTCAATGACATAAGAAGTGTAAAACTGTTTAGCCAAATCAATGTACGATTTACCTTCAGAGAACCAGTCATCTTGTGGCTGAACTTGTTTGGTGTGTACATTAAGTTGGTTTCTCCAACGGTTAAGAATGTCCCATTTACGGGAATGACCTGTACCTTCTTGCGCTGGACAAACAACAACAATAGGATCGGTAACACCAGAAATAAATGTACCACCTAAGTTAATAGTTGGCGTAACCATTTCTTGTTCTACATTATCGTAGTATGCAGCCAATGTATGTGGTAAACCAATAACAATAAGTGCATCTACAGTAGCAGCAGCACCAGCAGTAAGCGGGTTCATCAACTCAATGGTAGATGTATTAGTAAGAGCTGCAGAATCTTGAACAAGTTGTGCAAGTGCTTGGCAAAGTTCAACAGAACCTGGAAGAACTTGGTTAACACCATTAACTACTTGGAAGTTAATGTTAGTAGTTGGGGTGATAGTACCAAGTGCTTGACCTGAGCCACCACCTGCTTTAACACCAAGTACAACAAATGATTTGTTACCTTTTCTAGTACCAGATGTTACAAGTTTAGATTGACTATTAAAGTCAGCAGCCAAACGTTGTAATACATAGTCAAGAGGTTGGGTAATACCGGCTGCATTGAAATCATCTACAACAGGAACAGAAGCATATAAACTGTTATCATTTGTGATACCATATTCTTTACGGTATCTGATAGAGTTAAGCTTCAAGAAAGCGTTATATTCACCTTTGTTAACTACGGTTGGGAAGTTAGTTACTGCCTGTGCACCAAGTGTAGCAAAGCGTGCTTTTTTAACCATTACAGAACGAATACTACGTCTGCGGATAATACCTGATTCTACATATGCTTTATCAGCTACTTCCCAAGGATCTGCAAGCTGAGAAGCTTGAGATACTGGAGTACCTTGTACAAGTTTAATAGCTTGTACTTCTGTAGAATCATCACCAGTTCTAAGGTATTCACCATAAGTACGAACTGCTGAGTTTGGATCCATGCTTAAAATACCAAGCTGACCATCCTTAATATTAAGGGCAGTAGTTGCGGTAGTCCATGAACCAGTTGGGATTACTTGATCGCCTTTAACAACCAAGATAGCTTCCATAGGAAGCTTGTTTGTCTTTTTTAATGTACTCATACTTTATTAAGTATTTGTTCTTTTTGTAAGTTAAGTTTATTATTGTCTTCTAGGGCTCGTGCAATATAAGCAACTGCCATATCCACTAGAAGATCATGATGTTGTTCAGGTAAATCTGAAGTAACTAAAGGACTTGTAAGATTATATGCAGAAGTGTCGCCGTTAATGAATTCTAGAGAATCATATCCTCCAGAAAAAACTTTAACAGGATTCCGCAAATATTCTATTTTAACTTCAGTTATTGTATACCCTTTTGTGTATAACTCAAGGGTATTATTCTTAAATGAACCTAAACATCTATTCCATGTTAAAGATGGCTGAGTGTTTGCATCTGCCAACTTTGTATCTAAATCATTGATTCTTGTTATTGAGACAGGAATCTTTTTAGTCGGACATTCGACTGGAACAACATAAGCTCTCAAAAAATGTCTATATTTTGGAACAAGTGTTGAAATATCAACTTGGTATAAACCTGTAGAAACTAATGTAGCTGCTTTAGAAATTGCAGGAACCACAAGAGTTTGTAACATGTCAATTCTTTGTTGAGTTACCTCAAATCCAAATTTATACTCCTTACTGTTATTTCCAGAATAAAAGATTTCTACATAATCATCTGTTGCCTTATTGATTATATCATCTAAGGTTGCAGGATAGAAATCTTTTTTATGATTTGAGTTTAGCTTGTTCCATCGAAACTTTATTTCTTGATGTAGCCTTTGTATTGTCATTATTCAAGCCAAGCATTTTTAGATTTTACTTCTTGGAACAATTCATTGTACCAGTTAGTAAGTTCACCTTCTGGATCAAAAATGATCATTTCAGAAACAATGAATGAAACAAACTTTTCATAGTCGGTCCATTTGTAAATGTTTTTATCTGCAGATCTGGAAATCCATACAAGATAACCATCTCTATTTTCAAGAACCTTATGATTTAGACCTTGTTGAATAAGATATTTAACCTCAAAACGTTGTTTACCTTCAGCAGATTTTAACAATGTTACAACATCGTTAAACTTCTGAATGTTTTCCATTTGATGAGATTTATCATTCAAGAAATTATTAATAGCCTGTTTAACACCATCTTTAGATGTCGCACCTTTTACAATAGGACGATCTTGGTATGTAGTCAAAAGTGAAGCCACTTTATAATTAACAAAATCAGATGCTTCTTTTTGAAGTTTAATCTTCTCAAAATTAGCTTCATCAATGATATCTTGTTTTCTCATTTTCTCCATTTCAGCTTCATTTTCTTCTGAAATATAAAAAAGGTGTTCAACTGGATTTGCTTCCATTTTAGATTTGGCAATTCGATTGTGAACTTTGATAAGTTGAATTGCCATACGTTGTCTTGGTGTATCATCAACAAAACGATTTGGTCGATCAAACAATTCTACTGAAAATCTTTCAATAAAAGTAGATTCACGATTCAAAAGTTGTGATGGTTGAAAAGACAACATTGTTCCGCTTTTAGCAAGAGTTGTATAATAATCTGGATCAACATTATCTAGAATTTCAAAATATGTTTGTCTTGAAATTTGAGCTTGTCTGACCAGTTTAGGAATAATATCTTGCCACTTTGGAGATAAGTTATAAGTAGAGAATACAGTTTCAGCATCTAATGAATAGATTGGGTTTGCAACCAATTCATCTAAACCTGTAATGTATCTTCCACTGTATGTGTCAAGTGGGAACTTAAGTGTTACTGAAGTACCTACTTCACGAGTTTTATTCATTGATCTTGTTGTAGTCAACTGTTTAGTCTTAGGATCAATAACAGTAAAAACCTGACGGTCTCTACCTTGAGATGCTGTACGTGGAACAGGACTTACAAATAGTGTAGTGTGATTTTTCATATCAAAATTAATGTTCTAGAGTTCAAAAGAAAAGGAGAGAAGTTAGTTAAAACCTCTCTCCTTTAATTTTTTAGAGATTCAAATTCAAGCGAATTTGTGCAACACGGCTTACATCCCACACGTTCAAGGAACCTGCGATTGTACGATAAATACCGAGTTCTTTGTTATTGCTGTATGCATTACCACCATCAGTGATCGCACCAGTTTCAAAGTTGTAGATATTAGAAACAGTATAGTATTCTTCAACACCATCCTGCATTACCATACACATGTTTTGACCGTCCATTCCTTGTGGAGTTTGATTGGTGTTACCCAAATCAAAGATATCCATAGTATAGGATTCAAGTGTATAGTTAGTACCTGGAGCCAATTCAGGGAATCTAGAGCGATCATCCTTAGTAGGATCATGTACAATAGAAACCTCAACACCATTCATCATTTTGATTTTGGTAAACTGAGCACCATATTCCAATTCATTAGTGTGGTAACCTTCTGGAGTAGTGTTTGGTTTAGCAAACAAAGTATCCACAGTTACGATAGAGCTATATTCTTCAAAAATCTTACGACTTAAGAACTGAATACCTGCTTCACCAGATGCAATTTTAATCTTACGATCTGAGAAATCTTTACGAGTTAAGAAGATATTTTGGAAGAAAGAGAAAATATCTCCAAGGCTCAATGAACCATTGTGTTCCAAATAATGACCATCTTTGACGAGCTGTCTCCAACCTGCAGGGATTTTGATTGGACGATTGGTATCGTAATCAACTGTTTTTTGCAATTGACCATCATCCATTGCCATTTCACGATCCCACATAACTCTTTCTTCAAGACGAGCTTCAATGTTAGTAATAAAGGTTCCTTTAGAAATAACTTTGGTAGTCTTGTCTTGCAAGTTTGTCTGATACACATAACCAGAACTTACTGCAGTACCTTTTTGTTTTTGACCTGCAATAGAATAAGAATCATTACCAGACATTGGACGTCCTTCTTTACGACATGCAATTTCAGTACGAATGAACTTGTCAGTAAATTCGGCTTTACGAGAATATTGAGTTGTCCAGTTAAACAACTTGAACATTTCACCATATTCGTCTGGACCATATTTAGTGTTCAATTCGTCAGCAGTGAAGCTGGTAGATTGAATACAAGTAGCACCAGGTTGCAAATACTTAACAGGGATCCAAGCATTCAGATCTCCAGTTTGAAGTTCAACTTCATATTCAGTAGAGTTTACTGAGCGTTGTGTACCTTGACCGATAATGCGCAAAAGAGGAAGATCTGCTTGACCAAGTTTCAAATAAACTGGTTCGTGCAAGTAGTCTCTATCAAGAGCAATTTTAAAACGTACACCACCTTTACCTGGAGTTCCTGCTGGATCTACAAGTAATTCTGTCATACGGTACTCATTAGCTGTAGAACCTATCAAGTACCAAGTATATTCATCTACTCCACCTGGAAGCATATGTACTTGTTTCTGAGCAACAGTATAATAAGTAAATTTTTTGTTAATCATGTCTTCGCCAATTTTGGCAGAAAACAATTGAGCGCCTTTTACACCAAATTCGAATGGCTTATATTGGCGGAACATAGCTGCGTGAGTAAATGAATCAAAATATGATCCACCCCAGTGACTACGTTCATGCGTTACAAGAGCTGAACGTCTATCCATTAATTGTTAATTTTGTTTTATACAAACGGTTTGAATTCTTTAAAAAGATCAGTTAATGGAGACTCGTTAGAAGCTGTGGTTTTACCTGAACCTGAAACAAATCCAGATTTAGTAATTTTATCTTTAAGTGTGGATGCTGCTCGAGATTCACCTCGTTTTTCAATATCACCTAAATCAAATTCCTTACCATTAAACTTACTTAGTAAGTCCATTAATTGAACATATGCCTTTGGAGATTTTACAATCTCATTTAATACATTATTTGCTTTTGGGATCATTTGCATGACCTTTTGTTGTTGGGGTTTTGACCAACCAATTTCAGATAAAGTTGTAGTCACACTTTGGACAAACTCCTTTTGTGATTTAGCTGCAGCTTGCACCTCAGCTTCTTTACTTTGAATTAAAGTATCTGTTTTCTTTTCCTTAGACTTAAGGACTTTCTCAGCTTCAGATAAAAGTTCATCTGAATCTTCAAGATCATCTAATTGTGCTTGAATAGCATTAGGTCTCAAACCTTGTGCTTTAAGTTCACCTTCTAAAAAACTTCTTGCAGAATCTGCAGTTGAGATATCAGGAACATCTTGTTCACCAATATATGTTTTTAAAAATTCTTTTAGCTCATCAGGATCCAAATTGTTTCCTGCAGCAGCAATGTACTTTAGAACAGTTTGTGAGTGTTCAGGTAATTCATTAATAGCTGACTTTAATAACTTAGTTGGCAGTTGTTCAAACTGTTCATCCAAGTAATCAAAAGAACCATTAAATTTATCGTCTGATTCAATAATACCTTTTTCAACCAAAGCCTCATAAGTGGCTTGAGCTAAAGGATCAACCTCTACTTGCGAATCTTGTTCTTGGGATTCTTCCTGTTCTTCTTGTGTTTCTTCAACCTCTTGAGTTTCTTCTACATCATCTACTTGTAGAATAACATCGTGAGGGTTAACATCATCAAATGTTGGTAGTGTATCTATATTCATAGTCTCTTTTATTTAGTGCAAAATTACAAGAGTAATTTCTAGAATGATTCTATGTCCTGAATATTACTCTTGTAATCGCAAATGTATTCGTAAATAGCAAAATTATTTTTTATTTGCTCTAGAAGCCTTAATTTTCTTCTCTTCTAAAACCAATTTTTCTTCATCAATTTTAACTTGATGTTTAAATTGTCTGTTCTTTAAATCTAAATCTTTTTCCTTTAAATCATGTTGCATCAACTCAATTACATCAGGTGTTCCATCATCATCTACATCTGTATCCTTACTAAACCCAAGTGCAGAGATTGTAGCTTTCTGAATCTCAGTAGTTCTACGCTCTTGTTCCTTAAGTACAATAAGTTCTTTCTCTCTTTCAAATGCTTGAATAGTAGCTTCATTCTGCATCTCTTGCAACTGTTGTTGCTGTTGAGCTTGCTGTTGTTGCATTTGAGATTGACGATCATAAAACTTCTGTTCTTCAATCTGAATACGTTTATGTATTTCTTCAGGAGAAGCTTTAGACATAATGTCTTTAATAATCTGAGATACTGCAGTAATACCCTGTCCTTGATTTTGAGCAAAGGCTTGTGTGTTCTGTAACATAATCTCAGCATATCTTTCAAAGCTAGAACTAGAGCTTAAAAACAAACCAATATCTGTAGCCTCTAAAGAATCTGGTGTAACTTCTAACACTTCTTCAATATTACCTGGAAGCCAATATTGGAATGACATTTCAGACAAATTTCTAACCCTCATTTGAGTTTCACAATATGTTCTAAAATTAGTCAACCAGTCATTTAAAGCTTCTTTCCAAATCAAAGAGTGAATAAAGAAGTAAGGTTCTGTGATAGCATAAGATTGTTGCACAGCTTGTTGATTATCCGTAACATTGGATCCTTGTTGAAAGGATGCCAATCTTTGAGGACTCAAACCCATAGCTAAAGAAATTTCATTCTTAATCAACTCTGACAATTGATGTAAATTCATCAATTCAATTGCTGTACCAATTAAATAACCATTGGATCCTGGTGATCTTGTAGATGGTGGAAGTGCTCCAAAACTAGTTTGTGTTCCAGAATAAATGTCCTTATTTGTCTTTCTAAGAATTGCTAAATAAGCAGCAACTTTATCTTTAATCGGATTACCATCAATATCTTGACCTAATGTATCAGGTATTTGATCTACGTCAATTGATTGGATAGCACCTTGATATTTAGAAAGCTCCTTGTTCATAACATGCTTTACATAAAGCAATTGCAAATAAGGTGGAATGGCTCTTTGTACTAAAGATACAGATTTTGCATTTCTAGCATTAGCAATGGCACCAAATGTAGAAAGACTGAACGACTCAAAAGGACGCTCAATGTTTGTATTCTGATAAGGCACTTCTCTAATTACAGGATATACATTAGACCCCAATCGAATAATCTCATACTTACGTGGTATCCAAATACGTTCAGCTTGAAACTCTGTATCAAAGTCTGTCCAAACATATCTTTCAGATTCCATATCATATCGATTAATAAACTTCTCTTTTCTTGCTGTTTTTGGAATCTCAAAATCAGAACTTAAAATTGATGTGATAGATTCTCCATACTCGTCTTTATAAGACAAAAAGATCAACTCTTTAAAAGCTTTAAACTCAAAATGAGTTTCCCAAATAAGAGTCCTATTATTAGTTAAGAAAGTATTAGTTTGATTCAAACCAATAGTCTTATCAATATTAGGTTGACTCTGATTAATCAACAAGTCTTGTCTAGTATGGTCAAAAACAATCTCATTTGTCTTACCTAACGCATGTCTATTGTCTAAACCTCTACCAAAAGTAACCATTAACTTTTCGATATCTTCTTCCGATAAATTATAAGCTTCAATAGCATTAACCAAACTTACAGGTTTTTGATATGCAATCCAAGATGACTTGTGAATGTATTTTTCATTAGGTGATTTATGCCAAACTACATACAACGGGTTTCGAACTTCCAATGTAGGTTTACCATGTTGCCAACCTGAATAAATAAACATTCTATCTGCGATAGCAAGATCTGACATTGTATCAACTCTTTTATCTACAACATCTTGATCGTACATACAATACTGTAAAGCTTTGTTATAAAAGATCTCAATCTCTGATAACCAATTCTTTTGTGCTAGATCCTCAGGTTCTAACTGAGTTCTCATTCCTTGGATAAATTCTTCTGTTTGCTTTTCATCCATTCCTTGCATTTGAGCTTCCATCTTTCTAAGTTCAATGGCCAACTTCTCATCTACAGATTGGTGAATAGCTTCAAACATTTTTTTGTTCTTAGACTTGATTGCATTAGCTGACAATAACATTAAATGCAATTGATCTCTTCGTTGAACAACTTCACCCTTTAATACATTAACTGCATTATGCAGTTCTGGATATGGTTGAATGTCGTCATCTACTTCTCCGATGTCATCACCAAGTGGATTACAAAAACGTTTTAACATTTCTTTAAAATCAGTCAAATCATTATTGACTAATTTATATGCAGTAATCATTGCTTGATAATCATCCGAATTGGGCAACAGATTAGGGATTGTCTGATGTAGATAATCCTTAAACCATTGCCCATCATCCTTATACTTTTCCTTTTCGGAAATCTTTAGTTTAATCATGTAAAATATAACTTGTATTTATCAGTAGTGTAGCAAGAGCAAAACTGTTCTGTAATGCCGTAATTACTACATTTGTAGGATCTAAAAGATTAGAGTCCTGTTGTTTTGTTTTCACATTAAAAGGAAGTTTGTCAACATCCAAATGATTAATGTTTGCATTTTTCATTATCTTAAAAAGAGGAGCACATAACACATCTGTAAACTCTGTTGTGAATTGTTTATTGTTTGAAATATCAAACAACTCTGATCCAGCACCTCTAATATATCCACCTTTACAAGCTGTCTTACATGCACCAATTGCATCCTCAATTCTATCAAATTCCTCCTGAGCATTTGCTAAAGTTCTACCACCAACATATATAATAGCTGATGTTTGATTGAGTGAATCAATTCTCTTTGCAAAATCATTCTGATCCCATTCTTCAGTAAACCCTTCAATCTGAGCTTCCAATTGTTTAACTCGAGTTCTAATCTTTTTACTGTCTGGATTGTTATACAACGTAAAATCTGTAGGTGTTACAGTAATTTTATTTACATAATTATTACTAATAAAAGCCTTCATATCTTTTACATTTTCTCTAATACCATTACCCCAACCTGGAAGTTTGAGTAAACAAATATCCAGATTTTTAGCTTGTTTGTTAGTAAGTGTATATCTAATGAACGAATCTGAAAAATCTTTAGCAATAATCACTAGTGGAACCTTCTGTTCGTGAAATTCATTAATGATTTCAGCATGACCTTCAAAATCATTCATTACATCTTCAGTCAACCAGATATAAGGTTTCTCAGCTTGATACGTTCCATTCAATTGATTACTAAATAAAGGATGAATTAATCCTCCATCAAAGTTTAAACCTTTGGTCACTTCATAGTATGAATTAGGAGACTCCTGTGACATCTGTACAGATATACTTGCTCTCAAACCAACCTTACGATAAATTTCATGAATCAATTGTGCCAAACGTTCATTCTTACAAGATGTAAGTGCAATGTTATAAATCGTATCAATGCTCTCAATCTTTGTAGATCTTTCTTTAAGAATTTCAACCACAATATTAACCTGTCTTTCCCACTCATCTAGAATCTGATTGACGTCACCATCTTTACAAAGACTAAAGAGTTTGCTGACAAATTCTTGTGTAAAAAGAGATGTTAGAGTTGTTCCATCACCACATTCTTTAACAGTCTTGTTGGCTGCAGTAATTAACATTTGTGCTCCAGCATCTTCTTCCGAATCCTTAAATTGGATTTTTTTAGCAACAGATACACCATCTTTGGTAAACTGAATTGCCTTATTTTCAAACATAAGCACATTCTTTCCTGATCCACCCATTGTAGATGTAATAATATCAGAAGCTCTTTTAATTCCTTTAAGTACTCCTTCTACAGAGTTATTGTTGTTCTCTAATCTTTTCATTGATTCGTTTTATTCTATTAAGTGTATCTGAAACTTTAAAGATGTTTGGATTCATCGATAAAGCAGCAAGTGGATTAAATTTAGGTTTATTCTTTTCTTGAATAAACTGATGCTCTAATTCTTTTAAAGCAAGAGGGTAAATAATCAAGGCTGAAACAGCATCAAAGTTACCCTTCAATTGAAACTGAATAATTTGTTGTATTGTAAACAAGCATGGATAATTTTCTATTACTCTCATTTGCTTACCATTAAAGTTAGTCTTAGACAAGAGCCATTCTGCAGTATCGTCAATCATCTCAATTTTATCAATCTGATTACCTACAGTTACACCATACTCTAAAACCTTATTCAAATAAATATTAGAACCCTTTTCTTTATTGGGTCTAAGAGCTAAAAGATGCATTTTCTTTCTACGCATGTAATAACCTCTGACAGAATCACCACGGTTAGCCTCATACCACAATCCTCTATATGGATTACCATAGTAAGCTAGAAGTTTTTCCTGATTCTCATAATAAGCATCTTTACCATTTGGGTGTTTGCCAATATATGTTGCAACCAAGTAGTTACCATTAAATCCTTCAGATGTATACTTAGGATTAAGAAATACTTTGGTAACACCTAAAGATCCTCCTTCATCTAAGTTTTCAGATACATATGGATCATATGTTGCAATATACATATCATTTGGAACCTCCCCTCTAATTGTCTGAGGTTTTTCATATATAGCTATTCCACCATCCAATTTAGTAATTGTTCTATCATACGGAAAGGTGTGAAACAGTTCTGTATCTGGACAATATTCAGCTCTAACACCATTAGGTTGTTTAGAATCCCAAATCAATTTTGTTGGTTGAGCCAACTGTTTATACAACTGGTTCTTCAATAATTCTTTTTCTCTTTCCATTGCTTCTATCTGAGGAAAATAAGATCCTTTATTAGAGATCCACATATCAGATGGAACAATTGGATAGTTCATTTTTTCATTATAAAGAATAGATGGATCATCTTTTGATGCTGCTTCTAATCTTCTTTGTTCGTAAAACTGTAGAGCTTTCTCTAAATCAGTATTACCATTTCTATCTTTAAATCGAGTCTCTGTTAAATAAGCAGGAATAAATAATCCTATTTGTTTATCAGAAGGCTCCCAAATGTTTTCAAATTCTAAGAAGTTATATTCTGATGGATTCTCAAACACCAGCTTTGTTTGCTGAACCAAATCAATATTACCTGATGTACCAATTGCAATTTGTACACCAAATTGTTCACCATCTACAGATACAGTACCTACGTTAGAAAGTAGAGCATCTCTAAAGTTTGGCATCAAACCAATCTCTTCATATACAGATAAAAGATAACGACCACCGGCACCAGCTTGTGTACCATCTTGTTTCTTATCAGAATAGTTGATATGATACATTGCTGTTTTAGTACCCTGTGTTACCCAACCTCTAGCTGTTTCTACTTCATACTCATATCTAAATGGATTCTTTTTATTACCGGGTTTTGCATCACCAATCCAGTTTCTATAAAATGGACTTGGTTCATATTGTTCATCTTCTGGAGAACCATATACACCTAGATCTTTTTCAGTACCAAGATAATTCAAACCAGCTACAACTTTATTAACTAAATCTGCAGACTTATCTGTAATCCCTGCACCAATTGCAATAGATGCAATAGTTGGATTTTCTAACGCTTCTCTGGTAAATTCTTTTGCACCATCAAATGTAAGTACGTGAGCACAGATTCCAGATACAGAATAGGATTTACCACCACCACGTGCTCCAAATGGAGATAAGTTTCTAGCAGGATTTGCATACAAAGGTTTACCATAAGGATTCTCGTGTAACTGTTTTAAGTACTGTCTTGGGCTAATAAAGTCCTTTCTTTTACCATTCTCCTTATGTAGAGAATTAAATCTTGTTCTATATTCTGGTTTTGAAGAATCTTGTAATTCCTTATATAGTTGTTCATCTACTAAAGCATAATCACAACTAACATTAGGATCGTCTTTAAAACCAGAGAAACCTTGTGCTTCAAGATATGAATAGTGTATTAACCAATCTAAATCTCGAAGAATAGGCTTAATTGCTCGTCTTAACTTAGAACCTTTTTCAGTATGTTCTAGTTTAAAAAAGTTGATATAAAAAAATAAACTTGGTGGCATAAATCTCCATCCACCATTATCGAATGCCCATAAACCTTCTACACAATTTTGAAAATATTTTTTCCAAATATTGTTGTATTGTGGGTGAGCAGGGTGTAAGTTGGGAACATTAACTTTAAAGTTATCAACATTCTCAATTACTACTAAATCTCTTTTTAGTATTGTTAAATCTGTTATCATATTAATAATTGGTCTGACAAATGCGTTAGTAAATACGCAAATGCTTCACTGCTTTCTGCAGCATGAACTACACCTGAATCTTCCATAATAAATTCTGTACAATGAAATAACTCATGGGTTATTGTACCCAAATCTTCCACATATTCCTCATTAATCCAAATAACAACTGTCATAGAATCTTTCAAGAAGATGGTATAACCTTTATTATTACTTGAAAAATATTCTTCTCTTAGTTCATTATGATCTGTATCTGAAATGTATTCTTTAACATAATCAACAATAGACTTATAATCTACACCAATACAATATAGAACAGCTTGAGGATATATGGGTAACTTATGATACTTTATTCCCGTATATATTTTCATCTTCAATGAATTTATCAATATCTTTAATCAATTGATCTGCCTGCAACTTTATTGAACCAATTGAGTAATCGCTCAAAAATTGAGCTAGTTTTCTGCATCTCTTTAACAGGTCTATCATTATTTATAGAATTTTTACTATTGATTACGAATTCTCTAATTTTTACAGGTGCTTCTTTAGAATACCAAGCTGTCATATAAAACCCATCTGATTTATACAATTCAGACCACTGTGTTGGATAAATCCAAGCTTGAAAAGTGTCATGTTCTGTATTTACATATCGAGTTTCTAGCCAGCATTCTGACCATTCTCCATAATCTGTTAAACTAATCTTTATTTTCATGACAAGAATGACAGTTTGTAAATGGTAGAAGCATACAATTCTGTAGCATCATCAATTAATTGTAAAAGATGACCTTCTTTAAACTGTGACTTCATACCCATAAGCTCTATGTACTGTCCTTTAAGATATGCGGTAATAGAACCTGTGTAAAGTTTACCTAGATCATATCCCGATAAAATACCATTTACTTGAGCAGCTTCTGCAAATGAATCAGCAATATCTACAACAGCATCATAAAATTCATTAAGTGCCTTGTGAGCTGCAAAAGATCTTGTTTGTAAATGTGCAATATGTGCATTTGTTCTAGCATTAAATAACATGTTAACTACAGCAACATATTTATTAGTATCTAGTGCATCTGAGAGGGTTGGAGTTGCCATTGGGTAATGATTTTAAATCCTAATATCTCGTAGGTAATAGGATTAAATGGTTTGTAATTATTGTTTGCAAATTCAAGAATATCCCATACAGTCTCCTCAGGACATTCGTAATCATAATAGTTTTGATAAATAACCAATCCTTCAAGTAAAATATAATTATCTCTACTGTTATCATAAACATAAAATACTACTGGTACATCCATGTAGTAATCATCAGCCATATACATAGCTTCAGGATTAACTTGATGTTCTTCATTAAAAGGATTATATGTTAATGAAAAGTCATCCTGTGCGTAAATTGTTAGCTGAAACAGTAATAATAAAATTGTTAATAACTTTTTCATTAATTTACTAAATTTGTTAAAAACTTTTTAGTTTTTTCATATTGGGTTTTAATAGCTTTTAAAACCGTTTTCATTAAAATGTCTTCTGTAATACTCATTAGTTATCAGGTAAAATTGTTCCTTTTTCTCTAGCTGTTTGTTTACGATTACCCCAAACTCTAGATTCTGATTTATTCTTTTGAAAGAGTTTGTCAACCTTTTCAAAATCTTGATAAATTTTAGGCATTTGAGATTTCAATTTAATAATTTCACTAACAGTCTCCAGGGAGATTGGTTGTTTAGATAGAAACTGACTAATCTCAATCAGTTGATCTTTTTGTAATTTATACGCCAATTCATCTGCAGTTAAACATAAGAATGGATATTTCTCAAGTGCCTCTTGTATTAAGGGATGTTCAGGATCAAAACTTGGATTGAATGATTTACATATATCCATTCTTTCATCTTTATCCACAATCCTATAGTATTTATTACTGTCTTCATCTGGATCTGTTAACCAGAACACACACCACATATCTTTTGAAGATTGTTCTTTTGTCTTTGATTTATCAGCTTGATAAATGTCAGAAAAAGGACTCACATGAACCATGTGTGGATTTAGTTCCCAAAAGTTACCAGATTGACTCTTATTTATTGTCGAGAACGAACTCATCTAGCAAATGTATTTTAATTGTATGTTTAGCCCTTTCCATTTCACAACTATAGAAATAAGCTCTAAGAACTAGTTTTTCTACATCATCCATTTTGTTAAACGAATAACATATGTGTGTATACCCATAAGCATAGAGATCCATATCTTTATCAGATTCAGGTAGTTGTTTAAGTGTATTACCATCATATACGATATGTTCTTTAGGATCTTCCAGCCACCTCATTAAAAATTCTACCATCTCTTTATGAGAACTAAGTCTTCTGTTAGCTAAGTGTACCAGTAACACCTGTCTCAATGGGTCTTCCGTTAACATCTGATTCTCCATGTATATAAGCAGTTAATGTTAGATCGTCAATACTATCATCATCATATATAATAGCAACAATCTTTTTACTATGATATCCCTCTTTAAGATTTGGTTTAATTTTCCATCTTAAATAGAGTTTGTTATTTTCAAATCTAAATCCAACACAGTTGCAAAGAGGTTCTATTTTAGAAACCTCCTTGCTACCGGTATACGTAAACGTATGTGTTAATGTTGTGTTGGAACTTGTTGTACCAAAATCATGGTATGTTTTATCCCAAGTCTCCATCTTCAATATAATCTATATAAGGATAGTTTTTATCATAATTATCTCCGTGCCCACATTTATTACATTTATGATTAAATGTCTGACTAACTGAAACAAAAGAGGGTGGATTAGTTGTAATAATCATTCCAGTATTTCCTACTATTGAAGTACCGGTAGAACATGTAATGGATCCCCAATTACAAGCTTCCATTGTACCTGTACATTTAGGACAGTACATATATGCTCTATATGGTATAAGTTTAATCTTTCTTTCCATCTTCAACGATTTTATAATTAAGACACACTTCAACACCAGGTTGACTAAATTTGAACTGTTCAAATTTGATATTTGGATCTGGAATATATGGATCCAAACTGAGCACAAAAGGTTCCAAAGCATCAGACTCAGTTACTACTACCGGATATTCCACACCGTTAACTTTAATATAAAGTATGGCTTTCATTACAGTTTAGCTTTAATCTGGTGATACTCTACCAATCCATAACCATAGTTAGGATCAGATACATCTGTTGGAATATCGTGTAGGTTAGAATCAGGATGTACAAATCCTTGTTCTACAACAATCTTTCTATTAGGTCCGTTACCTAGAACATTCATTTGAATGGCTCTACGTGAGAGTAAAATCTCATCTCCTGGTTTAAGTGGATTGGATTCAGGAGCTGAAATCACAATACCTTTAAGTCGAAATGGAAAATCTGTTTCCAATTCTTCATACTGACCTACTCCAGATTTAGTCTGAATAGGTACGTGTGTTTTAAATGGAATAACCATTGAACCAACAGTTGTAGGTTCATGTAAATAAAATCTTACCAAAATCTCATGTAATGGTTTTACAGAAGTATATGTAGGATCTAACGTCTTAAGATTCTCATTATACTTTTTAACTTGTGCAGCATACTCATCTGTATACTTAAATGCGTGAATGTTGCTTTGAGCAATCATTGTTTGTTTAGCAAGTGGATCAGAAGACTGATTAGCCTTAATGTGATCTAACATTGTTACTTTACTTGCTGGTTTGTCCTTTCTTAGACTTGGTTTCATTTCTTGAATGTTTTTGTAAATTATCTAAAATTTCATGTTTTAA